ACCAACACCGAAAGTGATGATGCGTTTTGACGTCAGGTCTTTGACCGTGATCAAGAGGATTTCTTCGTTAGCTGTGACAATGTTCGGGAAGCCTTCTTCAGTCTTGGTTTCGATGTCAATCGTAAAGACTTTGAGTTGTTCCATATCCCAGTTGATATCATAGTCGTATGTATCACTGATGTATTGCAGACCGTAGTTAGTCTGACCATAAACGTTGAAGCCTTGCACTCCATCGTAACGCTTCATGAAATCACGAGACTCACGAATGCTCCCTGGCTGCACTTCATCAACGTAAGTGCCATCCAGAGTCTGCCATTTAGATTTACCCTTTGCATTAACAAAAAGGGTTGGCATAAAATCAATGCGTCGCTGGTAAGGTCGTCCGTTTTCGTAACCACGAACTAGAACCTTGTCACCAGCGACTTGTACGTTTGTATAAAATTCCATTAAGATGCTTTTCCATACATTAATTGCATAGCGTCCAATGCACAATCGTGTACTGGATGATGCTTGATCACAGCGGCACGTTGGAACTCAGGATAATCTACTTCTACATAACCATTGGTTGTACCGTAGAGAATATCGACAGCAGTTCTAACGTCTCTCCACATATTATAGCCAGTTAATGGCTGCAAGGCAAATTTCTTTGCTA